CTGTTAAGAAGAGAGCCCTTTCCAAAAGACGCTTTTTCTTGTTGTATTCTAACTTCTTCTAATGCCTTATCAAAAAGACTTTGAAATAGCTGAATTCTATCGTCTTCCATTAAAAATATAGAAGCGTGTTTACAACACCCATATATGTAAATGTCTGGATAACTCTTACTGACAAAATTTTCAGCATTGGTAGAGCTTAAAGCAGGTACATCTGCATAGTAGGTTAATTGTAACTCATAACTCTTGTCTGGTGTTGGACAAAGTTCAATAGCATCATCTGTTATTGCAAAATATTCTGGCCTGCCTGATGTATTATTTATAGACATTCTTTTTATGTCTAATGACTCTACTGATTGTTGCATCAAAACATTATGCTCAGTAGTATTTAATTCAACATTTATTGCTGAAATCCAATCGCCCGGGAGTTGCATATATTTTGAAGTTGAGTCTGCTGTAGCAACAGCTCTTTTCATCATTTGTTGATGTTTAATCTTTTTATTAATGTCTGATTCTGTAAGGTCTATAAAAGTATCTAACTGAGATGTTAGATCGCTTCTATTTAAAAAATTAGCTACATTTGTTTTTATTTCGTCATAAGTCATACTTTACCTTTCCAGCTTCTAAAGACCTGATTATCTCTATCGTTTAACCATTCTTTCCATTTAGCTTCATCATTAACCCATCCCTCTAATGTAGCCTTTTCATAAATAACCATTGGGATTTCTGCAACATGGCGAAAATCCTTTCCAGCTTTTTGTTCTCCTAAAAATTGTGCGTGTTTAATTACTTTTGAAACATCTTGAGTTGTCTGGACAGCGACAACATCATCTTCTGTTATAAAATTTGAATTATAACCTTCTCTGTGTGCGACAACTGAAATCTTTTTACTCATATTAATTAACTAAGATTAACCCCATAGAAACTAAAAAAACTATGGGGTTAAAATATAAGACTAACCTCTTATTAAGTAGATAAGTCAGCAACTATTCCATGAGCTGCTTCGTTAGACACTTCAAGACCATACTCACTTAAAATAAGTTTGGTATCAGCATCACCCACTTTGGCTATATCCATGCTTGTAAAGTTTCTTAGGTAAGCTACTTTTGCATATTCAGGATCAACCAATAAAAGTGATCTTTCTCTTGATCTGTTTGAAGGTACGATTTTTAAATCGCCAAAGTCTGAGCTGTAAACAGCAACAGAAGCTTCAACAGTTTGTGCATCTATCATTTGACGAGCTTGTGATCTACCTGTGAATCCAGATATAACACCTTTGTTTACAGGACCACATACAGCCACTTTAGGCTCTGCTCCGTTAGTAAACATAGTTTGTAAAACACCTTTTAAAAGTGCTTCAGTCAAAGACCTTTGCGTTCCGTCAGTTCTAGCCGCACTTGCAGATCCATTAGCTCCGCCAGATCCTGCTGAAACATTGGTAGATAACCAAGCTTCAAATGATCTAGTTTGACGAGCTGTAGTTGCATCACCACCAGCTTTAGCTGTGTTTTGGCAAAGAGCTACTTCCATATCTCTTTTTAACGCTTTAGCACATAAAGCCATTTGGTGAGAAAGCTCTTGTCTCTTAGCCGCAGGATTACTTGCATCCTGTGAACCAGATACAGTTGCATCTCTTGATGAAATTTGAGCCACATTTGACTCCCTAGTTGTTGGTGTACTTGTAGCTCTTGAAAGCTCAAAGCCCTCTAATTTTCCTGTTCCACTTGGAGAAGGTAAATTTTCAGTTTGCCAATCGAAAACCACATTACTGATATTCTTGCTTCCAATCATAGACATAAATGGAGTTGCAGTAGGATCAATATTGTAGATTACATTTGCTAAATCTTCTCTATCAGAAGTAGCATCGTATGTTGTGAATGAATTTGTGACTTTTGCCATGATTCAATCCTCCTTATATTAATTGTTCAAAGACTTTAGCCGCATCTGAAACTTTCCCAGATTTAGCTAACCTATTTTTTGCTTTCTTTAAAGGAGTGGTACTTTTAACTGCATTAACTGTTCCTGCTCTAGCAGGCCTTGATTTGGCTTTCATAGTAGGTTTTTTCTTAACCGCTTCTGATGCTTTTTTATAATTAGAAGCATCACGCATTAATAGTAACAGCCTATGATCGTAAACCTGATTTATTTCTTCTTGAGAAAATCCGTAAGTGTCCATAATGTTTTTTGCAATTTGTAGCTTTTCATTGCTTGCTACAGTTGCATCTTTCCATTCCGGGATAGCTTGCAATAATTCGTCATTACTAGACTGAATTAATTCTTGAATGTGCTTATTCTGTGCCGCTAAATCTTCTTGATGAAGTCTTGCTGACTCAGCTTCAGCTGTTTCAAGTTTTTGCCTTTGCTCATTCCACCTATTTTTTTCTTTCAAGAAAGTAATTGGATCGCTTCTTTCGAGAGCTTCCCAATCAGGCTCTTGTTCCAAACCTTGTTTTAACATGGTTTGCAGTTTAGGTAACAAATCTTTATAGATCGCCCTTTCGTTTAGAATCTCATCTTGCTCAACTTTAAGATTTTTTTTATCTTCAGATAAAGCCTGAGTTTTCTTAGTGTAATCGCTTTGCCGACTGTAGCCTTTAAGTAATTCTTCTTGCGTAACCTCAAACTCATTACCATCGACATTGACAGTATATATTTCAGGTTGCTCAGTTTCCTCAGATTCTACTTGATCTTCTGCTGATTCTTCTGTTTCTTCAGTTTCTTCTTCGTCATATTCTTCATCTTCGATAAAGTCAGACTCAGCTTCTTCTTCTAAAACTTCTTCTTCTTCAGCTTCTACTTCTTCAACTATTTCTTCTTGTTCCTCTTGAGGAGTAAGAAATTGTTCAAAAGCATCTGCTGCTTTTTCCATTTCGGTTTCAAAACCATTTGCTTTCGCCTTGTTGGTCGTCATATTTTTATTCCTAATATGTTTATATCGACAATTTTAACCTAATTTTGGCTAAAAATGTCAATTTAGCTTATTTAATTATCCCAGATAATTTATTCATTTGGGAGTTGGTTATTTTTCCTTTCTCTACAATGATGCGGAGATGTCTTTCGACTTCAGGAAGAATTCTTATAGCTTTGTGTAATGACTCTCTTAATTCGTGATCTCCCGGATCGGTAGATGAAAGCCATTTATTAACATATTCTTCTTTTAAAGCTGAAACTGCTTTAATAAAAATATCATTATTTATTAAAATTTCTGCTTGCTTAGATTCTCTAATATCTTGTTCGCTTGACATATTTAAGTACCAATTAACTTATCAATTTTTGTTTCTAATCTGTGTATGTTTTGTATTACCCTATCTATATCTTCTGCTAAGTCTTGTTTTGTTACATAAGACCTTGCCATTTCTTCTCTAGTTTTGTTAATCAGAATATCAATCCTCTTGGATTCTTGTGCATTTTGCCTGATTGAATAAAGCATTGGAGCATATACTAAAGTTAGTATTACATTCCAGATTAAGTAACTTGATAATTCCACTATTTTAATAACTCCATATATGAGGTCTTGGTTTATTTGTTTTGTTTTCTAGTATATCTAAATGTATATATCTTAGATTATAATTTCCTTTTTGGTTAACACCTATTCCTGTAAAACCATAATTAGAAGCATTAGATAATATTGTATATGCTTCTGCACTATTACACAAAATATCAACAGCTAATCCTTCGTTGTGTGCACCCATAGGCTTACCATTTAATCTTTTTTGTTTTTCTATTTCGTGATCTTCGCACCTGTAACCAGAGCTAATCACAAAAGGAAAACCAAGATCAGTTCTCATCGATTGCAGTTTATCAAGCAGTAAAGAAGAAATTCCATCCTTGCCACAATGTCGGCAAGCAAATTCTTCTTTTTTAAAGTTTAAATATTCCCATTCCATCGTCTATTACATCTATGCTATCTACATATTCTCCTGTTACTTTTAATTCAGAGTTCATTTTAAAGGCCTGTTCTTGAGCTTCCTGTTCAGTTTTTGCAGTTATTATTGGTCCTGTAAAAACATGAATCTGATTATCACTAGCTACACATTTTATTTCTGTTAAAAACATCATTTATTTTTCTCTTTTAACAAATTATGCTTGTCGTATGATCTCATTCCTGACATTCCGAGCATTGCCATTAAAATTGTGCTGAGTTGTGCAAAGTCAAAATCAGGTAGCTCAACGACAAAACCTGTCGCAGTTAATATTGTTAATATTATTGGGTGTAAAATAAAATGATAAGCCATAGCTAATGCACATATCCACCCAACAGCAGGTCGCCAATTCTTTTGAAAAGATGAAGAAGATTTAGCATCTTCTTTTAGTAATTCTATTTGTGCTAAGTTTCTTTCGTGAAATAAAGTTTGTAACTCATGGTCTAATTTCGCTTGTAGGTCTTTATCTTTGAC